GCCAAAGCTGGACGCGGCAAAGCTGAAAGAGGATTTGAAAGCCGGAGCCGTGAGGAAATACGCCCATTTGGAGCAGGGTGAAAGTCTTAGAATTAAGTAATAAGGGGGTGTAAATATGGGTGATACTATCGAGAATACGGGCGACAATGGCGTTTTTATTGGGTGTGTTGATAGGGCGAGAAGATCGGGTATAAATCCGACACATTACGACGAGGTTATTATATTTCTTGGAAAAGAAATTGATCGTTACCGTGAAAAAATAGAACATCTTGAAAATATCGTCGAAAAACAACGGTACGAGATCGTTAAATTACAGGGCTTTCAGAATGCGGTTAATTCGCATAAAGGGGCGCCAACGCCGGAAAAAGAACAGAACGAAACGACCAGCCTTGAAGAAGTGCAGGAAAACACGGCGGGGGATATAATCAAAGCGTTATCGGATAACGGTTATAATATATCTATCAATCTATTCAAAAATGATGAAAGCGAGGTCAAATAATTATGGGAATTCCTGTTTTTGTGCTTGGGCATTCCGGCACGGGCAAAAGTACAAGTTTGCGCAATTTCAAAAGTGCTGAGATCCTGCATATCAACGTAATGTCAAAGCCGTTACCGTTCAAGGGGCGTTTCGCCGAAACCTACAACGGCGACGATTACAAGAGCATTGCAAAGGCAATGAACAAGACAAAGTGCAAAACAATTGTCGTTGACGACGCACAATATTTAATGACTAATGAGTTTATGCGCCGTTCGTCCGAAGTCGGTTATCAGAAATTCACAGACATTGCGAACAACTTTTGGACGCTGATAAACAGCGTCACAAATGATTTACCGTTTGATGTGATTGTCTATTTCCTTATGCACACAGACACCGACGACAACGGCAACGAAAAGGCAAAGACGATCGGAAAGCTGCTTGACGAAAAAATCTGCATCGAAGGAATGTCAAGTATTGTTTTGAAAACGAACGTCAAAGACGGGGTTTATACATTCGTTACACAGAATAACGGACACGATACCGTAAAAAGCCCGCTTGGAATGTTCCCGACGTTCGAGATTGACAACGATCTGAAAGCCGTTGACACAACAATTCGGAAATATTGGGAATTAGATATTCCGTTCGAGGACAGCGGGGAGATTATGGCCGAACATGACGCGGCGGTTGACGCGGGCGGTATATCGACGGACGCCCCGAAACCTGAAAAGAGAGAACGGAAGCGCCGCAACCGTGGAGAAATGCCCGCAGAGCCTACAGACAGCCCCGCAGAGCCGCCCGCCGAGGTCGAGGAAGAAAACGACCCGCCGAAAAGAACACGCCGCAGGAGAGCCGCAGAGAACACGACAGAGGACACGCCCGCAGAAATACCCGAAGAGGTACAACCCGAAGCGGGTGAGAGAGCAGAAAAGGCAATACGCCGCAGGCGCAGACGTATAATTGATGATGAAGATTGAAAGGAGTGAAAAGGAATGAAGTTTGCAAAGCTGCTGAAAATGGCCGCGGGTTCAGGGGTCATTATCGAGAGGGACGGCGAAAAATGGCTGATGTCAGAAACAGTAATGATGAAGATACCAAACGAAATGAATGTTGTTGCGGCGTTCAGAATGCAGGATCCTACATTCTGCAAAGAGGTATTTGAACATTTTGCCGATGAAGATTATTCAACCGCAGAGCTGACGGACGCGGAATTACCTATTCCCGAAATGTCAGCGTCAAAAATTATGCGTATATTCACCGACGAGGAAGGCGGCGAAATCACAATTTCAAACAAGCATTTCGGTTTGATCGAAAAGTCCGACGAATGTTTGACGATTTACGGCGACGGAAGTTACACGGACACGGACGGAAACGAACAGCCCATTGCAATGGCAATTGTTGAGGGTTGGGGAGAAGACGCAGAAATCAAAGGCGTTATTTTTGCCGATGATTATTTCCACAGAATATTAAAGAAAGAGGCGTAAAAAATGGGTATAGATTTTGAAAAATTCAAAAAGGCTTTCCCGCCTGAAAAAATGAAAAAGGATCTTGAAGAAGCGAAAGCAAACGGCGGCGGTTCGTCGTTACCTGACGGGGAATATACTTGCAAGCTGGATAAAATGGAGCTGGGCGAGAGTTCCAAAGGCGCGTTAATGATCAAAGCACAATTCCGCATTGTCAAGGGCGATCATGCGAGACAGTGTATTTTCAAAAATTGTGTGCTGACAGGCACAAAGAACGACGGGTTCATGCTGCATAAAGCAAATGAATTTCTTGAAAGCCTTGACAGCGGCGTTGACGTCGTTTTCGAGGATTGGGAACAGTACAACGATCTTATTCTTGACATTGCGGAAGCGGTGCAGGAAGACGGGTTGGAATATGTTATTGTCCTTGACACCGACGGCAAATATCAGAATATGGAAATAATCGACATACTGGACTAACGACCGAACGGGGCGGGCATTTCCCGCCCCCTTATTTTATGAGGTTGAAAAAATGTTAAACGGTTACGATTTCGAGGTTTTCAAATATGATTGGTTGGTAGTTTTTATAAATCCATATCGCGAAGAAAAAACCGTAATTGTCAACGACCCTGAAAAGCTGGCGGCATACTACAACGCCCACAAAGACGAATTGTTTGTTTCATACAACGGGCGGCATTACGACCAATATATTTTCAAGGGGATTTTATCGGGGTTCGACCCAAAAGAAATAAACGATTACATAATCAAGTACAAAATGCCCGGGTGGAAATATAGCGATTTATTGAACCGCCTGCAACTGTATAATTATGACGTCGCGGAGCTGAACGACGGGGGTTTGAAAACGCTTGAAAGTTTCATGGGAAATGATATTCAAGAAACGTCCGTTCCATTCGATATTGACAGACCGTTGACGCCTGCGGAAATCGCGGAAACCGTGGAATATTGCACACATGACGTTGAGCAGGAGCTTGAAGTTTTAATTAAACGAAAAGACGATTTCAACGCGCACATGGCACTGATAACAAAGTTTGGTTTACCGCTGTCATACATTTCAAAAACCCGCGTTCAAATTTCTGCAAAAATCCTGAATTGTCAGCGCGTGGACAGGAACGACGCCGAAAAAGTTACATTTGTTCCGACGCTGAGAATTAAAAAATATACACAGGTAATCACGTTTTTCAAACAGCAGCTGCGGGATTTGGGGCAATACGGAATATATAACAAAGAGGCGTTAAAAATCGACATTGCAGGCGTCCCACATTCATTCGGGTGGGGCGGCGTTCACGGGGCGCGGCTAAAGTATCACGGACGCGGTCTATTCCTGCACATTGACGTTGAAAGTTATTATCCGTTATTGATGATCGTTTACGGATTTTTGACGCGGAATTCCCAAAGCCCCGAAAAATTCAAACAGATATATGAAACACGCGTCGCCCTGAAACGTGCAGGAAAAAAAGCAGAACAAGCGCCGTACAAAATCGTTATAAACGGAACGTTCGGAATTTCAAAAGACCCGTCAAGTCCGGCATTCGACCCGCGGCAGGCGAACAACATTTGTATAAACGGTCAATTGTTGCTGGTGGATTTGATCGAGAAGCTGGAAACCGTCCCGGGATTTGAATTAATACAAAGCAACACGGACGGTTTGATTGTGAAGATCCCCGACACCGACGCGGCGTTTGATATGACGGACGATATTTGTTTTGAATGGGAACAAAGAACGGGAATGCGGCTTGCATTCGACGTAATAACGGAGATTTACCAAAAAGACGTCAACAATTATGTTTTTCGTTTTGAAAATGGAAAGATCGAGCGCAAAGGCGGCTATGTTCAGGAATACAACCCCTTGAAAAACGATTTAACGATTGTAAATACCGCATTAGTTGACTATATGATGAATGGGATCCCCGTTGAAAAAACAATCAATGATTGCGATAATTTGAATTTGTTTCAAAAGGTCGTTAAAGTATCAAATAAATATTTACGCGGTTGGCACAACGGGCGCCCGCTGAATGATAAAACGTTCCGGGTGTTTGCGAGCGCCGACCCGTGGGACGGGTGCATTTACAAACAGAAAGCAGAGGGCGCAAAGCTGGAAAAATTCGCGAATACGCCCGAACACGTTATAATTTACAACAGGGCGATTGACGAAAAC